ATTTTAAAATAGTTTTAGTTAATAGTTAGTTTACACAATAACTCCTTCTGAGAATTATTGATATTATTCATAAAATTCAATTCCATTATCTCCTCTCCATAAGTGTTCTGTATCATTTACATTTTTAATTGAAGCACACCCTGAAAGAATTAATAATATAATAAAGAGCTTAACTTTCATCTCTCTCTCCATCTCTTTCCATTTCTTCTGCACTCTCTCTTTGTTGTTCTTCATATTCATAATCCTCTATCTCATCACATTCATCTCCACACTCTCCGCAAACCATGTAGTCGCTACTATGTTCTTTACATCTTGAACATACATCTGTGTTTTCCCAAACTTTAGCGCCACAACATTCTGAGTATTCTGATTCTGTTAGTTCTACCCCACAACAAGCAGATACCATATTTGTTACATTCCCATCATCTATAGGGTTGCTTAGTTTCCAATCATCATAATTCATAGTAATTTGTGTTTTCGTTAATAGTTAGTTAGTTGAAATTCTGTACAAAGATACAACAATTTTTTAAACTACCAAACTTTTTTGTAGTTTTTTTTTAAAAAAAATATAAAAATATAATATTTAACCCTTAACTAACCCTTAGTATAGGGTATTTAATACTCTTAAAGATAAAGAACAAGATAAAGCTAAAGTTAAAGTTAAAGTTAAAGTTAAAGTTAAAGAACAAGATAAAGACCTAATCTATTCCTCTATTCCTAGATGTTGTGACACCATGCTTACTATAGAAGAGTAACACCATTCACAAAAAGTAACAGGGCATATCCCAAAATATCCTTGAACTCCACCTGCTTCTTCATCATACTCACTACCACATATAGAACATTCATCTTTTGGCATGAAAGCCTTTTCTATATCACTTTTTGATTCACTAGACATAAACCTCCTAAAAATAATGAGTTAATCTTGCTACTTGGCCACTTTCTTTATCGTGAATAAAAGCTTCACAAGCTTTTGGTACTCCTGTAAATCCTTTTCGTGTATGCCAACTATCTGCTGATGATGGGCTTCTCATATACTCAACAGTTACTCCAATAAAATCCTTAGCATCTAACCATTTATGTTTAACCTTATGATGAATATGATGTAAATACCAATATCTGAATTTAGTTTCACTCCACATTTTAGGTTTTTCTTGAGCCATTAACAAGGGTAATTTATCCATTTTAGCTCCATCTCCATGCTCTAGTCCAATCAAATTATTACCATAGTGATAATATTTTCTGTGTGCAACACTAATATCAAAACTAATATCATCGGCCTTTCTAAACCAAGATTTTAAAGTATGTGCTAAATGAAACCCACTCTGATAGTCGTGATTACTCATAGAGTGTAATACATCTACAGGGGCTATAGTTCTAAGCATTTCTATTACCTTAACATAAAGCATTAAAGCTATCTCATAATGCTCCCACCACTTACCATCAGTATCCTGATGCGTCCCTTTAGTTGTAGTATTATATACATTATCTATATGAAGCACATCATTACCAATACAAAACAAAACCCTATCAACATCAAACCCTTCAGATTTGTCTATCAGGCCTTGCACTCCATTAACAACTCTCATTACAGCAGTTTCACAGTCGTAAGGTTCTCCTGTTTCAGTTTCATTTGCATACTTGCCTATATGTATGTCTGCAGGATTTACAACTAAAAGATGATTTCCCTTCTCTCTTTCAATCGGATCGTATTCAGGAGAGTGGCCTTCTATAAAACTATTTACACTATCAAATATTTGTTGTTCGTCTAAACCGTAATCTTCTTTTGTTACAATAGAAAAACGATATTCCCCACTAGCTGATTGCCAGTGCTTTACGCTTACTACATCTTTCTTGTCTATACCCCTATCTAATAAATGTAAATCTAATGATGAATTGTTGTTGAGGTTGTCTAGTGTTTCTGCCCTACTCTGTTTTATTAAATCTTCTTCTTCAGGAGTGAGCCTTAGCCTTTTACCGTATTCTTTTGACATACACAAATATACAAAAAAAACAACATACATATAAAAAAAAGCAGGGTGTTATTAACACCCCGCTCTTAACTACTAACTATTCCGACCCCGAAAACACTTCAAAGAAGGATTACAAAGTTACATTATTTTTTTGATATATCAGCAATTCCCTGTCCTAAAATTAAAACAAGAATAGCGTGATAGAGATTGGTAGCAGTTTCCTCATCTACCCCTAAATAAGTTACAATAGCAGGAACTACCACAGCAGATACTGCATACCAAAACTTTTTACTTTTAATCATTGTTAAAATAAGCCAATTTTTCATTTTCTTTTATTTTTAATTATTAATATTAGAATCGGTAAGCAATACCAATCTTAAATTCTCCCTCTCCTTCTTTTGATACCCCCCAAACATAATTTGGTTCAGCATAAAAGTTATTCCAAAACTTTACTGCGTATCCAACGCCAACCGATACACTATCTGTTGAAACACCTTCAGATGTTTGTGCAGACAGATATAAGTTCTCACTTATATTATACCTACCAAACAAACCCCAATCATCACCATTTTGCTGTACCCCAAAAACAAAATCATCATTTAATTGGTATCCAACCCCTATATTATCGGTGAAATTTGAAAACCCCCAACTTTCATCATCTGCGGGTTTACTTATATCGCTTACCACCATATATTGTGCAGACGCACATAATGATGTTAAAGCAATTCCTACTATTAAAACTATTTTTTTCATTTTTTTATCTGTTTTTAATTATTAAATTAATACTCTCACTTAATTGATTTTCTAAAAGATAGTCCATCAAGTAGGTGTGTGCTATTTTGCTTGCTAAAATTTTATCAGGGGTCTGTGCTCTATGTGTCCCTGTTAAAATACACCCCCTACTATCCGAAGGGTAATTACCTCTATGGAAAAGTATATAGCTTCTGTTCGGCACATCTTCCACTAATAAGTGAACATAATCTCTAGTCGCACTTTCTCTTGCTAATCTCACTCTGCATTTATACTCTCCTTTCGGGATGCAAGATATACTTTTTTGATTGTCTTTCCAAGCTAATTCTAAAGTATGTGCAATGAACTCTCCATCACAGTATAGTTTGCCTATTACAGATTTAGAAGTAAATGTGTCCCTGATTAACAGTAAGTTAGCCTTAACTTCCCTGACCTCTGTATTGTTTCTTATAGCCATTTTGACCTTTTGAAGCATTTTTACTATGCGCACCCTTTCTGTTTTTTCGTCTTTTCTCTCTAAATATAAACGCTGCTAGTTTAGCCATTACACCTATCTTATTCTCCTACGCCTCCCTTAGTAACAGCAACATATTCTATATCTATAGAGTCTGTTTCGCTTTCACTCGCCCCATTTATCTGCTGAAGATCTGCAAAAGTAACCGCTCCAGAGGCTGCTAATCTATCACTCTCTGGGCTCATCAACAGAAATGATTCTCCCGCTTCAACATTAAAATAGAGATAATTACTACCATTATAAAGCTCTAATATTAAAGCGTTAGTATCATCTGTATTTGTAATCCTAAAATAAGTGTAGTCTGCTACAACCACCTGCCCTCTTGCATCTACTGTTGAGAGAGCAAGAATCGTTGTTACAGTCATACCTTCCTCCCCTTTAGCAGCAATAGTCATTATTCTTTGGTCAACCTTTCCGTTCCCTGTAAAGCTTTTTGATATGCTATTCCCATAACTTACACCATTTAAAGAAACACTCTCGCTTATAGTAACTGTTAGATCTGATTGTATTATTGTCCCCGCCATTTCTTATTTATTTTTTATTTTATAATATTTGTAAATTGTAAACGCTATCGCTATTGATAGAGAAACAAAAGTTAATATTTCATTCATGCTTGAAAGTGATATGCCAATTCCTGTAGAGTTAGCGACAACCACCTGTATTGTATCCCTCATCTGCCCTTTCATCTTTTAATTTTTAATAATTTACCGTGTGACCTATTAAATACACTTTAAGTCCCTTCCCTTCATTTCCACCACCACCAATAGTTGTTATATCTATTGTTATCTCTGCATCATCCGCTAAATCAGCATCTGATATTACTACGGGAGTGGCTGCCGTAGTTGATGTTTTTTCTCCAATATCTATAGTTAGCAAAGTAGATAAAATAGTTGAGCCTCCCTCTTGAATATCAACAGTAACAAGAGCATCTGCAACTGTAAACAAACTAGCCCTAACATCTGTTAACCTAAATCCATAAGGCAGACGCATGTAATCAGCGTCAGCAGTTACAGCACAAGTTGTGCTAATAGTTCCGTAAGACAAAACATAACATTTTTGAACCCTAGACCAAGATAAGTTCCCATCCGTACCATCTCCCCCCGATCCGTTTACCTTACCTAAAAAACTATTATTTAAAGAAGATTCAAACCCTAATGGATTATGTCTATTTCCATCTAATAAATTCTTATGTTCGTTTGCTGCCATATTTTATTTTTAACAAGTTATACATCCTTGACATTTACAATAACTATAATAACTACCACATGAAGAACAGCTATCAGTATAAATACTCTCATAGAAAATCATTCCATGATTTTTATAAGTATCACTTAAACTTGCAGGTTTATTATCTTCATAAGTAGGAAACAACCCTGCTTGGTCAGTACCGTTTAAATAATCCTCTAAATCTTTTGCAAAAATCTCAGCCTTTCTGTAAGTGTCTTGCTTGAAGGCATTGTAATCATTATCATCCACCACTCTAGAAAACTCATCTAAATTATGCACTACACCACTAGATGTTATGTTACTCATAATATCGTTTATCACCTCAAACCTTACATACCAAGCCAAACAATCCTCTACATAATACACCATTAAATCGCTATTAGCCACAGTTAATGTTCCATTATTATGCTGTAACTTTAATTCCCCGTAAAAGTCATCCCCCAGAATAGGGCGTAAATGTGCTAATTCAGCCAATATAATGGTATTGTCAGAAACTAAGACAGGGTCAGTATTTTTGTTTGTAAAGGTTTTGTCAATCGCTTCTCCCGCAGTTATTAAAGGTATATATTGTCTATAATTCGCCATATCTTAATATTGCTCTACTGTTATTTCTTTTTTTTCAGTTCCTTCATCAGAATCGTCCCCCTCTCTTTCTGTTACTATAATCTCTCTATCAGCAACAAACATATCCCCATCTTCAAGCATTGGCAAATCTTCATCTATTAACATTCTTTGCTCATTGATAGTAAGAATCTCTCTAATATCTACATCGTTAGCATAAGAAATTGGAGGCTCATAATGAATGGTTAAATCTTTAGGGTCATAGCCCATCTCTTTATATAATACCGTTCTTATACCATTTAACAATAATTCAGAAGTATCTCTAATTACTGTTGTCATTACCAGATCATAAGCAATCCTAATCTCACTTCCTGTATTATTCATCTTGCCTGAACTTACTATACCACTTAAAGATGGTTGCCATCTATTTGCTGTGATTATGTTTTGGTCAGTTATTTTTTGTAAATCCAACCAGCTACCCTCTTGGTCGTCTTTAATTATTTGCACATTTGCAGGAGAAGTATCTCCATTTTTCACTATGAATAATATCTTTCCATTATTTCCTTCCCCAACAAATTTCTTTTGAGCCTCATGAACCATTTTTTGAGCTTCTTCTTCGCCCATATCTCCATTAATTTCCACTATTGCAGAAGGCTGAAACCCATTCATAAACTTAGTATGATTCCACTTTCCTATCTCAAAATCCACACAAATATGTTCTAGTGCTGCAACATAATCGGGTAGTCCGTAAAAACTAAATGTTGGCTCGTAATCTTTAAAGTGAATTACAAATTTGTTATGAGATACTCTAGGGTAAATAGGAAGCCTGTGTATTTTTTCTTCTGTATTCCAATATCTACACCAATCAGAATTAACATAAACCTCTTTCTTGGATTTAGACATTCTAACGGTAGTAGCGTCTAAATGATAAATATTTACCCCTCCATCATATATAACGCACTCCATATACGCATTACCAAATGTATAGTAGTCGTCTGCTAATTTTTTAAACACATCTCTTAATGATTCGTGATCTGCATTTACATCTTCAATAAATTTTTCTAGATTTTCGTTAGCACATACAAATTTTGCGCCACTTGTAAATACTGTTTTTTGTGCCAAAACACTTCTATGAGTAGAAGATTTACGCTTTAATTCTGCTAAGTATTGAGGAAATAAATTATCATCTCCAAATGGAATCCACTTAGTGTTAACAGTTGTTAAATTTTTAGGCTCAGAAATTGAAGGGGGAACACTTAAATTAAATACCCCAAACTCAAAAGTATTATTTTTCTTCGTTGTTTTTCTTACTTGACTTGCCTTTTTTCTTTGACTCTTTAACGGTGCTTTCTTCATTATTTGATTTATTGGTTTTGTCAATTTTTTCTACATAGTGAGAGCCATTATCTACCTCCTCATACACCCAAGCAATTTGTTCCTCTGAAGCGTTATTCCAATCAATCCGAACCCCCCTAAAGAAAGTAGCCGTATCCTTGTACTGTTTTTTTACTTTGTAATTTGCCATAACTAAATATATATTTAAGTGCGTCAAATCTACAACATTTATATTATTTTGACATCCGCACATATTAAAAAGATATTAGCAAGGGGTGTTTATAGCCCCTCGCTATTATCTAAATCAATTTATGAAGTAGTTGCCGTTAAATCTCCAGCAACAATCGTAATTGCCCCTGTATATTCAAGAGGTAATTCAAATTGTCTTGCTGTTAATGTAATCGTCAATCCATTATCATCTGCATACGCAGCTCCCGTACCACCTTCTACAGTTGAAAAGTTAGCGTATGTTTGGTTTCTATCCCAAGGGGTTGAGCCCTGTGATTGATTTTGATAAACATACGACCATCCCACTATTAACATTGTACCATCGTTCATTTCAACCAGAGCGACAGGACAAGCAGAAGTTAATGCTGTGTCTGTCCATCCCGTTAAGCTCATTATCTCATTGAATCTTGCCCCAGTCATTTGAGGGAGATAGAAAGATAGAGCACACTCATAAGCCGTGCTTCCACCCTCTTTAGTTCCTGAAATTGCTATTGAAGCAGTTTCGTTCTTGAACTCAAATCTCGCCCAAGCGGCTGTTGTAACAAAACTCGTTAAAGTATGCGCTGCGTTTGATGTTGTAGGCGCAACTGTAGCAACATTATCTAAATCCGTAAGTAGAATTTGTCTAATTCCTCCAACAGCGTTAAGATTGCCACAATCTACCAGTAATCCTGTATCTATTGCCATTTTATTCTATTTTTTAAGGTTAATTACTAAGTTATTATACTAACATTGAGCCGTTCACTAATGAATCCCAACCGTATTGGAAGCCCATTGTGAAGTTAGAACGGATATACATGTTATCAGTAACCTCATCATAGAACATTTTTAACTGATTGTCAGGGTCAGATACATTTGTTCCAATAAGTAAGTTGTCTTTCGCTGCATAGATTGCTCCATTCGTACATTGAATAACTGCTGCTGCTGCTGTAAATGCTGCAGGAGCATCTCCACCTGTTCTGTATGCAAAAGCCGTGTCCCACTCATACATTGGAACAACCTCTACACCTCTAAAGTATAATCTTTGTTTTCCTGATTGAGCTTCTGAATGTCCATAATCAACTGAACCTGTTGAAGCAACTTGAGTTAAGTCTGCATACCAAGCGTTATAAACATTTGGAGTAACAAATATTCTCTTTTCACTAGCAGGAAGTTGTTGTAACTCTGCAGGTGCTGTATTACATACATCACTTAATAGTGTTTGTCCATCTCCAGCTCCTAATGTTGCTCCTATTGTACTGTAGGTAGCGGGTACTGATGCTCCTGCCACTTCAGCCATTTGAGTTGAAGTTCCACCAATGAATGCTGTTCCTACTGAAAGAGCATCCCAAAGGCCTGCTCCCATTGATTCGTAACTACAATCTGCGCCTAAAGTTGCCGTTTGACCTGCCCACATATTTCTAATCATGTCAGTTCTTATTGCATTTGATATTCTATTAAGAATAACATCTGCAATTTGAGTTCCTGTTAAGTCAGGCATATTTAATCCCGCTTTGTAAGACTCTGCTATAAATAAGTTTTCAAACTCATTCCAGCATTGTTCTTGTTTTACTGAAACTTGTTCAACTTGGATATACTTTTGTTCCATTGTGAACCCTTCAGGTTTACAATCGTTGGTTGTTGCACAACCTGTGTTTTTTGCTGTGATACTTTGT